GTAGATGAGCAGTACAGATGAGGAACCCAAGGTCTCTTTCGACGAGAGCGGCTTTAGTTTCAACATTGGTGGTCTGAGCAGCGGCAAGATTGCCATTATCTTTGCTGCATTCTCGACAATCCTTGGCGGCCTGTGGGCTGGCTTCCAAGTGTATCAGCAGTTCTTGACCATGAAGGAAGTCACAGCGGCCTATGTGCCGCCTGACCTATCTGATATCGAGAGCCGCATTTCTGTGCTGGACGAGCGCGTCACAAGCGTCGAGCGTCTGACCAAGATCAACAGCGAAGCCCTGAATTACATGACCGGCTCGATCTCCAGCAGCGTCAGCGGTACACGCCAGACGGTTGATGCGGTGTCGAGCAGCGTTCGGAACAGCGACGCGCAGAACATGGCGATGCAGCGCGCTGTCATAGAACAACTGCGGCAGCAGGATCAGGAACAACAGCGCCGGATCAAGGAGCTTGAATACGAGACTGCTGAACGTATTCAAAAGACGCTGGCGAACCCGCTGGCAGGGAAGGACTAAAGATGGAAGATAAATTAATGGATGCACGCATCAAGGCGCTCCTCATGGCTGCGCGCACGATGGCGTTCGTCATCTGCACGATCACCGTCGCCATGATTGCTGGCCTGTTCGTGTCGAACGAGATCATCGACAACAAGGACGTCTTCGGCCTCCTTAGCTACGTCATGACTTCGGTCGTCGGCGCTGTCGCTGGCTCTTACGCCACGCTCATGGGCATGAAGGGCGAACTGGTCCCACCACCACCGGAAGACCGCAACGACCCTGAACCAGAGCCTGTGGCCCCTGTAGCGCCTGAACCAGACCCGCTACCGCTTACACCTGACATGGTCGCGCCGAAGGCGTATGATGACCCGCAGGCCACTGTCTTCATCGACACACCTGAAGATGACGACGATGACGATATGGAACCGTGGGAAAAGTACCGCAACGATATGCGGTATGACGCGAACGGAGACGGGCAAGTTACGGAAGAAGATTTCCCTGATTGGCGGAGTGCTGGCAAATGAGCTTAATGAACCTTCAAGATAAATGTGGGTGCCATCCAGATGGTGCGTTCGGACCGGGGACGTTGAAATCCGCATGCGCGCACTTCAAGCTGAACAAGAACCGCGCCGCTCACTTCTTCGCCCAGACGGCGCATGAAAGCGGCAACTTCAAGGCGTTCAGCGAGAACCTGAACTACGGCGCGAAGGGTCTGCGCGGCATCTTCGGCAAGTACTTTCCGACGGACGCCATAGCCAAGGCTTACGAGCGCCAGCCGCAGAAGATTGCCAACCGCGTCTACGCCAATCGCATGGGCAATGGCGACGAGGCGTCAGGCGAGGGGTGGAAATACCGGGGCCGGGGTCCGCTCCAGCTCACCGGGAAGAACAACTACCGCGCATTCGGCAAGTACATTGGTCGCGAGCAGGAGATTTTGGACAATCCAGATCTTGTGGCTACCGAACTCGGCTTCGAAAGCGCCCTGTGGTTCTTCGACGCAAACAAGCTGTGGTCCATTTGCGATCAGGGCATCAACGACGCTGCGATCCTCGCACTGACGAAGCGGATCAACGGGGGCACACACGGCCTCGATGACCGCAAACAGAAAACCAAGAAGTATGCTACTTGGCTCTAAGGAGAACGACTATGCTTAATTTGAAGAAACTCATCCAGAAGGAAGCCGAGAAGGCCATCCTCAAGAAGGCTGTAGGCAAAATCCTGCCAATGGACGCGGAAGCAAAGCCTGCCCTCGGCTGGAAAGCCAAGCTTGCGGGCGGGTTAGCGGTCGTTGCGACGGTCGCCGGTCTGCTTTCCCAGTACCTTGCTGGGTAACCAACAAATTCGCCGCGCCAGTCGCGGCGAAGGCTGTTATTCTAACTTAAATCTGTTATAGGGGCGTATTATGGCCACTGCGATGACGTTTACATCTCTAAAGCAGGACGTGCAGCGCTACCTTGAGCGTGGGGATACGCTTGCCTCCGACCCAATCGTCTTCGAGCAGATCCCGCGCCTTATCAACCTCGCCGAGCGTCGCATCGCCCGCGAGCTGAAGATCCAAGGCTTCATCAACGTCGTCACTGCGCAACTATCTGCGGGCAATCCCGTAGTGGATAAGCCCGACAGGTGGCGCGACACCGTGTCGATGTTTATCGGCACCGGCGCAGACAACAACAGCCGCACGGCGTTGTACACGCGCAGCTACGATTATTTGCGCAGCTATTGGCCCGACGCCACCGAAACCGCGCAGCCGATATTCTACAGCGACTATGACTATAATCACTGGCTCGTCGCGCCGACACCCGACGTAGATTACCCAATCGAGATCCTGTACTACCAACTGCCGCCGCTCCTCGACGAGGAGGCGCAGACAAACTGGCTCACCGAAAACGCACCCGAAATCCTTCTGTATGCCACCCTCCTAGAGGCGACGCCATTCCTGAAGAACGACGAGCGCATCCCTGTATGGCAAAATATGTACGACCGTGCGGCTGGCATGTTGAATGGCGAAGACCTCGCCAAGATACTCGACCGCAGCGCCACTCGTAAGGAGGCTTAAAGATGTCTGGCAGTTTCACTCAAGTCTTCGGCGGCACGACGATATACCCCGCAGACGTTTCCTACCTCTCGCTGGCGCTCACCGACGACATCGCGCTTAACTGGCCAGTTGGCGCAGGCGAGGGCGACAGCGTCGTCGCACGCATCATCGACATCACACCGACAGGGCCGTTCACCGTCACGCTTCCTGACGCGACTGCCGTCAGCGTCGGCCAGACAATCCTGTTCAACAACCTCGGCCCCGATACCATCACCATCGACAACGCCGCAGGCAACGCAATTCTGAGCATTGGCGCAGGCGAGCAGTGGCAGGCGTACCTCATCAACAACACCACCGTCGGCGGTATTTGGCGCACGTTCCGCTACGGCGCTGCCGTGGCGCAGGCACAAGCTGCGGCCCTCGCCGGTGCCGGTCTGATCGCAGACGGTTCGGAACTCGCACAGAATTACGAAGTCGTTGACTTCTCCATCACGCCCTACAGCCTCACGGCCCCTGACCGCGCTAAGGTCTTTGTCTGGAACGGCGGCCTCGGCACGCTGAACTTGCCGACGGCCGTTGGCGCTGGCGACGGCTGGTTCGTGCAGGTCCGCAACGGCGGCCAAGGCGACTTGACCATCGACCCGTCTGGCACGGAGCTCATCAACGCGGCGTCCACGCTCCGCCTGCAGCCGGGCGACAGCGCCGTGGTCGTCAGCGACGGCATCCAGTGGTACACCATCGGCCTCGGACAGCAGGCCGTCTTCGCCTTTGACTACACGACCATCGCCGTCACCGGCGGCACGTACACGCTCTCTGGATCTGAGCTGAACCGTATCGCGTACAAGTTCAACGGCACGCTGACGTCCAACGCCAACATCGTCGTGCCAGCAACGGTCCAACAGTATTGGGTAAACAACGCCACGACCGGCGCGTTCACACTCGGCATCAAGACCGCCAGCGGCGCGGCCACACTGGTTACTCAGGGCGAGACCGCGATCCTGTACTGCGACGGTACGGACATCATCTCGGCAACTACATCCGCGCCCTTCGCGGGCATCTTACCTGTATTGCAGGGCGGCACCGGCGCGAACAACCCAACCTCGGCGCGCACCAACTTGGGCGCGACGGGCATCGGCGCTGCGCTCTTCACTGCGGCGACTGCCGCGAGTGCGCGCTCAACCATCTCGGCGGCAGCCGCAGGCGCGAACTCCGACATCACGTCGATCACGGGCCTCACGACGGCCTTGACCGTCGCGCAGGGCGGCACAGGCTCCACGACCGCTGGCGGCGCACGCACGAACCTCGGCGCTGCGGCAAGCGGCTCGAACGCAGACATCACTGCGCTCACCAACGCGGCAGGTATCCAGATTGGCGCGCCCACGGCTGGCGCGCAGGGCGCGGGCACCCTCAACGCCACGGGCCTCTTCATCAACGGCGTCGGCGTCGGCACGGGTTCAGGCTCGGTTACCAGCGTCGCGCTGACAGTACCGTCGTTCCTGTCCGTAACAGGCTCGCCGATCACGACGTCAGGCACGCTTGCCGTGTCGCTGTCGGGCACTGCTCTGCCTGTCGCCAACGGCGGAACGGGTCAAACTACGTACACCGACGGGCAGTTGCTCATCGGTAACAGCACAGGCAACACGCTCACGAAGGCGACCCTGACGGCTGGCTCGGGCATCAGCATCACGAACAGCGCGGGCGGCATCACCATCACGTCTACCGCTGGCGCTGGTACTGTAACGTCGGTGGCCGCATCGGGCGGCACAACCGGCCTATCCTTCACCGGCTCGCCGGTCACAACCTCGGGCACGCTGACACTCGGCGGAACGCTCGCGATAGCGTCTGGGGGCACTGGCGCGACCAGTGCCTCCGGCGCACGCCTCACGCTCGGCGCGGCAGCTGCAGGTGCGAACGCCGACATCACCTCTCTCACGGGCTTGACCACCGCGCTCACTGTCGCGCAGGGCGGCACCGGTGTCGCGACTGCGCCCACAAACGGCCAGCTTCTGATCGGCAACGGCACAGGCTACAACCTCTCGACCCTCAGTGCCGGTTCCGGTATCGTTGTCACGAACAGCGCGGGCGGTATCACCATATCGTCCACAGCTGGCGGCGGCTCCGTAACGTCAGTAGACGTCAGCGGCGGTACGACAGGCCTGACCACTTCCGGCGGACCTGTCACCGGCGCGGGCACCATCACCCTCGCGGGCACACTCGCCATCGCCAACGGCGGTACAGGGTCCACTACTGCGTCTGGTGCACGCTCTGCACTCGACGTCCCCTCGAGCACTGGATCTGGCGCAAGTGGGACGTGGGGCATCAACGTCACAGGAAACGCGGGCACCGCCACGAATGGCGTCGTCACAACGGGCTCGTACGCAGATCCGGCTTGGATAACATCGCTCGCGGGCTCAAAGATTACGGGTAACATAGGCGGCAGCGCCGCCAACGTCACCGGCACGGTCGCTATCGCCAACGGCGGTACTGGCGCGACTACGGCGGCCCTCGCACGCACCGCACTCGATGTGCCGACGCGCACCGGCGGCGACGCCAGCGGGACGTGGGCAATTAACGTCAGCGGTAACGCAGCGACGGCGACGAACGGCGTCGTGACGACTGGCTCCTACTCCAACCCGACGTGGATCACGGCACTCGCTGGCACGAAGATAACTGGCGACATTAGCGGCAACGCAGCCAACGTCACAGGCACTGTGGCCGTCACCAACGGCGGCACCGGCCAGACGACGTACACCAACGGGCAGCTGCTCATCGGGAACAGCACTGGCAATACACTCGCGAAGGCGACGCTTACCGCCGGTTCTGGCATCAGCATCTCCAACGGCGCTGGTTCGATCACTATCTCTGCCACAGGCAGCGCGGGTACTGTCACCAGTGTCAGCGGCTCCGGCGGCACGACTGGGATGACCCTGACCGGCGGTCCTATCACAACGTCCGGCACGCTTACTCTTGGCGGCACGCTTGCGATCGGCAACGGCGGCACCGGCGGAACCACACAAGCCACTGCGCAGTCTGCACTCGGTGTGCCATCCACAACAGGCTCGGGCGCAAGCGGCACGTGGGGCATTAGCATCAGCGGCACCGCCGCGAGCGTGCCCAACGGCGTCGTGACGACGGCCAGCTATTCTGATCCGTCTTTCATCGCGTCGCTGGCGGCCTCTAAGCTTACCGGCACCGTCGCCGTCGTCAACGGCGGCACAGGCTCCAGCACCGCAAGCGGTGCGCAAACCGCGCTCGACGTCCCCTCGCGTGCGGGTTCAGGTGCCAGCGGCACTTGGGGCATCAACATCAGCGGTAACGCGGCGACGGCCACATCGGCGACCAGCGCAACGTCAGCCACGAGCGCGACGTCAGCCACGACTGCCACAACGGCGACCACGGCCAACGCGCTGAACACAAGCAACAACTATCAGGTCAACAGCCTCGGCGTCGGCACCGCTGGTTCGGGCACTACCGGTGAAATCCGTGCGACCAACAACGTCACGGCGTTCTACTCGTCCGATGCGCGCCTGAAAGAGAACGTGCGTCCAATCGAGAACGCCCTCGACATCGTAACTACGGTCGGCGGCAAGACCTTCGACTGGACCGATGCCTACATCGCAGAGCATGGCGGCGAGGACGATTACTTCGTCCGCAAGAGCGACTTCGGCGTCATCGCACAGGACGTGGAGGCAATGTTCCCATTGGCCGTTCGCACCCGCGACGATGGCACACTGGCTGTCGATTACGAGAAACTGGTCGCCGTGGCATTCGCGGCCATCAAAGAGTTAAAGGCAGAACTGGACGAGCTACGGGGAGCTAAATAATGACGCTCAACTCTTCAGGCCCAATCAGCTTGGGTGGCAGCACTGCGGGGCAGTCCATCAACCTTGAGTTGGGTAAATCCGCTACCGCCACGGTTTCACTGAACGATACCGATGTCCGCACACTGGCGGGCGTCGCGTCCGGCGCTATCATCGTGCCGACCAACTTCTACGGCAAGAGCAACGTCCTTGTTGATTTCATCGATTACGGCGTTTTTGCTGCGGGTTTTGGGTATTCCGAGGCAGCGTATGCAATTTTCGGTGCTGGTGCCGCCAACGGCCAAGTATATGAAGCGCTTAACGGCGGCTCCTACATGTACGTACAGCAGTGGTGCACGCCAACCAGCCAAGGTGGAAACTACGAAGTTTACGCTAGTGTGACCTCCGGTTCGGTTGTTGGCACGGTTAACACTTGGATAGCGACATCCGGCAACCCCGCTTGGCTCGTAGATATTTCTGGGTCAGGAAACTCCGTGTTTGCTACACTAGCCTTTCAAGTTCGCCGCACCGGCACTGCCACGGTGCTTGATACGTGGACTGTAGACCTTAACGCGGAAGCTCTCTAATGGCTGAACAAATCGTACAGATACGCTCGGCCCCCGGCATCAAGCGCGACGGAACCAAGTTCGAGGGCGACCAGTACGTTGACGGCCAGTGGGTCCGTTTCCAGCGCGGTCTGCCGCGTAAGATCGGCGGCTACCGCTCGATCAACAAGTTCCTGCGCGGCCTGCCGCGCACGCTTGCAGAATATACGCAGGATCTGTTGACCTACGTCCACGCCGGATCGGCCAACCGTCTTGAGCGCTTCTTCATCGACGGCACGTACAACACGAGCGTCATTACCGACCGCACCCCCTCGTCGGGCTTCACCCCAGACGCAGGGAACCTTTGGCAGTTCGCCACGGCGTATGACACGACGAACGGCAACCAGATCGTCGCACAAGTCGCGCCGAACCTGAACTGCATATGCAACAGCGACGGCGGCGCGCTCTTCGTTGGTGACCTCCTCGGCACGTCGACCCTAACGGAAGTCACCACAGTGCCCGCAAACTTCAACGTCACTGGCGGCGTCGTCACGCTGCCGCCATACACGTTCGCCTTCGGCAACGACGGCTACGCGGCGTGGTCCGTGCCGAACGACCCCGCAGACTTCACTAGCTCTGGCGCAGGCAATGCCTACATCACAGGTCAGAAGATTGTTAAGGCCATGCCACTGCGCGGCGGCCCCGGCAACAGCCCATCGGGCCTGTTCTGGTCGGCGGACAGCCTCATTCGCGGCACGTATGTCGGCGGCACGGCGGTGTTCCAGTTCGACACAATCAGTGCGCAGTCATCCATCCTGTCGTCCGCGTCCGTCATTGAGTATGACGGCATATTCTACTGGATCGGCACCGACCGCTTCCTGACGTTCAACGGCGTCGTGCGCGAAGTCGAAAACAACATGAACATCAACTTCTTCTTCGACAACCTAAACTACGCGCAGCGCCAGAAGGTGTTCGCGTATAAGGTTCCGCGCTTCGGCGAGATCTGGTGGTGCTTCCCGTTCGGCGACAGCATCGAGCCGAACCACGCCGTCATCTACAACGTGCGCGAGAATACGTGGTACGACACCGAGCTGCCCAATGGCGGACGCGGTGCGGGCCTCTTCCCCGCCGTCTTCCGCAAGCCGCTCCTGTCTGGCGTTGAGCCGCAGGAGGCTGCGGCCTTTGGGGCTGGAGTATTTGCGGGCGGCACCGGCTACACTGTCGGCGACACGCTCACCCTCGTTGGGGGTCTGGGCCAAATTAGCACGGAGTTGACGGTCTCAACTGTCGGCGGCAGCGGGGCCATCACCGGCGTTACCATCACCAACGCGGGCCAGTACACGGAGATCCCAGTCAACCCTGTCAGCGTGACTGGCGGCTCTGGTAGCGCGGCCACGTTCGACATGACGTTCGACAATCCGTACAAGTTCTGGGTTCACGAGGTCGGCACCGACGAGATTGACGGCCTGACGCTCAACCCCATACAGTCCTTCTTCGAGACTGCCGACTTGTCCCTGCCTGCCACGTCGCAGATCAACAAGTCGCTGCAGGTTTTGATGCTTGAGCCGGACTTCGTGCAGAGCGGCGACATGACGGTGCAGGTTATGGGCCGCGCCAACGCTCGTGCGCCTGAAGTCAACGGCATAATCATGACATTCGTTGAGAACCCGCAGACGCCGCAGGAGCAGGTCGTCTTCCTGAAGACACAGCGCCGCGAGCTGCGCTTCCGCTTCGAGAGCAACACTCTCGGCGGCGACTATCAGATGGGCCTTGTGCTTGCACACGTCCAGCCCGGCGACGGGACGACACTGGGATGATCGACCCTCGCGGCATGACTTGGCAAGACTGGGCCTCCTCGGTCGTATTGTCCGTCAACGACGCGTGGTCGTTCGGGTCACCGCCCGAAGAGGCCGCGTGGCAAGGCTGGGCTATAGGGCTGTTGCGTGCCTCGCCATTTACGCAGCAAATTATTCCCGATCCATATCAGTTCTCGGATTGGCGTGAGTGGGGAATGCGTGTATATCCGATGCTCGAAGGTACAAGCTCATGAACTACATCCCCGGCTTCAGTAACTACCTGCGGACGTCTGTGCCGCGCTACGCCGTAGGCGGACGTGTGCAATACGGCGAGCCTATGATGTACGACATGGGCGGCTACGGCGACGGTGACACGCGCGGCTACAGCGAGCCGTACCAGTATACCCCACCCCTCGAGCAGTATATGCCTGTCGAGCAGCCTATGATGTACGACATGGGCAACTATGGCGAGCTGCCGTACGACACAGGCGGCGGCATGCTGCTTCCGCCCGCCGAGCCGCAGTACGAGCCTGCCGTGGAGCCGATGACGCAAGAGGCCGCGCCTGCCGAGGTGCCATTCGACCCTAGCACGTTTGACTTTAGTGGCTTGGCTGGCTTGGACTTGAGCGGGTTAAACTTCGCCTCGAACTTCGGTGGCGGCCCGATGGGCGGCATATATCAACCCGACCCTAATCTTCAGTATATCGGCGCGCCGTTATCTAACAAAGGCAACCCCACGTCGCAGACGGGTGGCAACACCTTCGCGGTGCGGGCTGATCAGCCGGTGCGCCTTGTGGACCATCGCACCAACCAGATCGTGTTCGAAGGCACCGGCTTCGACGCCGCGCGCAAGGCAACTGAATTGGGTCAGGGCTTGACGAACCAGTTTGGTCGCAAGGCGAACTACAGCATCCAGACCGCAGATCCGACTGGCAACTATTCGACCGTCGCGTACGAGAAGAAGAACAAGAGCACACTGGGTAAAATCGGTGATGTCGTCGGCACAGTTGCACCATTGGCGTTAGGTTTCGTACCGGGCTTCGGACAGCTTGGCCTTCTTGCAAAAATGGGAGCCGCCGCTGGCGCGGGTGGTTTGGGCGCTGCGCTGAAGGGCGACAACATTCTCAAAGGTGCACTACTCGGTGGCGCTACCGCAGGTATAGTAAGCGGCACAGGGCTTGATAAAGCACTTGGCAGCGCATTAGGCGGCCTTAGCAAAGGTGCCGCGCAAGGCGTAACACAGGGTGCAGCGCAAGCTGGCGGCCAAGCTGCGGGCCAAGCTGCGGGCGACATCGTCGTCACTGGCCTTTCCAAGGGACTGCAAGCCGCAGGCGGCGCACTCGGCCAAGCGGCGCTGTCGCAAGCAGGTAAAGCCGGATTGAGCGAAATCACTGGCTACAAGACGCCAGCCGAGCAGTTCGCGCAACAGCCACCGCCAGAGGCGCTCCAACCGCCAGTCGATATGTACGCCGGTATCGACCCTATCGACGTGCTTGCAACCAGAGCCGCTGCGCCAAACTACGGCGGAGCGCTGGCCAACGCCTTCGCCCCCATAGCCACGGAATTCCTACCAAAGAGCGTACTGCCAGAAGCGCTACCGTCGGAGCCTACGCCGGTAAGCGAACCCACGCCCGTAGACGACACTATTGTTGTCAGCGCAGACAGGCTTGCCTCTGGGTCTGGCTCACCCTTTGCCGCGTCGTTCCCTGTGCCTGTTGGCGCGATGCTTGCGGGCACGTTAAACACCGCGCAACCCACGCCAACGGAACAGCCCAAAACAGCGGAAGACATCGAAGCGGCAAAGAACCCTATGGTCGTCACTGGAGCCGGACTGGAAACTCTCACCCCAGACGAACTGCTCGCCGCTTTGGGTGGCGCTGGGGCCCTTGCAGCCGCTACGGCAGGCGGCGGTGCTGGCGCAAGCTCAACCGTTGCCGACCAAGCCGTAGACGATATTGTCGTCAAGGGCAGACTTCCTACGACGACCCCGCCGGTGATAGCGGGTATTGAAACCGCGATGCCTGCGATAACAGCGGGCGCGCTCAACGCAACGCAGACGGCAGGCACGCCAAACAATAAGCTCACTGCGAAAGACATCGCCGACTACCTGCGCCTCGCCAGTCTTGGCGTCAGCACCGTCGGCGGTCTCCTCGGCGGCGACAAGGGCGGCGGCTCTACCGGCACCATACCTGCAGGCATGGGCGGCCTTAGCTCGCTCTTCAGCAAGCAACTGCCCGCATCGACCCTGCAGGGCGGCGTCGGCGGCGGTGCGCTCCCTGCGTCCACACTCGCAAGCCAAGGCATGCGCAGCCCGCAAGACTACTACCGCTACGGCTACGGCCCAGAGCAGAGCTTCTTCGATTACGCCACACAAGGCGCGCCGAACACCAGCCGCGCGTACACCGGCTATGAAGGCTCAACGGCCGAGGACGCATTTGCGCCGCAGCCAATGCGCGTAGCCACGCCGCCGGTTGCATTGCCGCAGCCGATCACGACGCCAATACCGGACGAGCCTAGAGGCCCGTCGATGTACGCCCCTGAAGTCGACGACATGCGCTTTGCGCGTGGCGGCTTTGCCGTCGAGGGTGCCGGTGACGGTCGCGACGACAAGATCCCCGCGCTCCTGTCCGACGGCGAGTACGTCATCGACGCGGAGACTGTGGCCCTCCTCGGCAACGGATCGAACAAGGCAGGCGCGAAGCTGCTCGACAGCTTCCGCGTAAAAGTCCGCAAGCAGAAGGGCAAGAAGCTCGCTCGCGGCAAATTCAGTGATAACGCAAAGAGGCCAGAGCATTACTTGGCCGGAGGAAAAGCATAATGGCGCTTACCGACTTTCTCAATAACGGGCAGCTGCCCACGGGCTCGACGTTTAAGTCGCTCACCAGCGAGACTGTGCTTCCCGACTGGTACACGAACTACGCCATGCAGTTGCTGTCCAATCAGCAGGCGCTCGCCGCGCAGCCATTGCCGACGTACCAAGGCCCTCGCGTAGCCGAGTTCTCGCCAACGATGCAGCAAGGCTTCGGCATGACCGGCCAAGCGGCCACGGCCTACCAGCCCGCGCTGAACGCCGCGACGCAGGCCACGCAGGGCGCGATCAACGCGCCGGGCGGCCTTAACGTAGCGCAGCCGTACCTCGGCGCGGCAGGCCAGACCAGCGTCGCCAACATCAACCAGTACATGAACCCGTACAATGAGGCTGTCGTCAACCGCATCGGCGAGTTGGGCACACGCAACCTTACCGAGAACATCATGCCGCAGATTGAGGGCCGCTACATCCAAGCGGGCCAGCTCGGCTTCGGTGGCCGCAACGGCAGCGGCACTCCATCGGGGATGCTGACCGACACCGCACGTGCCGTTCGCGACACCAGCGCCGACATCCTCGGCAAGCAGACCGAGGCGCTCCAATCAGGATACACGCAGGCTGCAGGGCTCGCAGGCACAGACCTGTCGCGCCAAGCGGCACTCGCCTCGACGGCAGGCACCCTCGGCGGGCAGGATCTGTCACGTCAGCTTGCTGGCGCAGGACAGCTTGGCGAACTTGGCGCGCAGGCGCAGAACCTCGGCCTCACCGGCGCGGGTGCACTGCAGCAAGTCGGCGCGACACAGCAGGGTCAGGCGCAGAAGAACCTCGACGTCGCATACAGCGACTTCCTGCGTCAGCAGGGCTATCCGCAAGAGCAGATCAATGCTATGCTGCAGACGTTCGGTGGCGTCGCAGGCGGCGTACCAAAGGCAAGCAAGGAAGAAGGCATCGTGCCACTCGGCTACCAAGAGAAGCTACCACCAAGCACAGCCGAGACAGTCGGCGGCGCGCTGGCGGCTCTTGGCGGCATATTGGGTAACGCGCAGTCTGGCTCAGCGCTCAGCAAGCTGTTGGGAGTTTAATGATGTACGAGGACGACACGGAAGCCGACGACCGAGCACAGTCAATGGCCGACTTGGCTGCTAAAGGCGACATCGACTTCGCGCAACTTGGCGACCAAGCGAAGCTGCCGGGCCTCTTGCAGTCACTGTACGGGCAGCAAATGCGCGCACTGGCCCAGCAAGAAGATAGCGCCAAGAAGCGTTTTGAGGCTGGTGAGGCTCGCATCAAAGAGCGCAACCAAGGCCCGACGCAGTCCGAGCAGCTCTTCATGCTGTCCAAGGCGCTTCTGGCCCCGAGGGACTATCGCGGTTTTGCAGGCACTGTAGGCAAGATCTCCGGCGCTTTCAGCGACATATCCGAGGCCGAGCGCAAGGCCCGCGAGCAGCGCGACGCGCAACTGGCTGCGCTACAGGACCAATACATGGAGACAACTGGCGGCTACGGCGTCAAGCGTGCGCAGACTGCGGCGGACCTCGTGAAGACGGCAGCGCCGATGTTTAAGAAAAGCACTAAAGCGCCGTTCAGATACGACCTCGACGCAAAGGGGGCCGTCCGTGAAATACCGAACGAAGTGCACCGCCCGAAGAATAGGGCCGAGTACGAGGCGATCCCCCTCGGTGAGTATTACGTAGTGCCTTCCGGCCCAGATGCCGGTAAAGTTATCCCGAAACAATAAGGGCGCAGGAGATTAAAATGGCAGATTTTTGGTCAAAAGACCTCAAAGCGGCTAAGGCCGCCGAGAGCAGCAGCCCTGAAGGGATCAAGACGTCGCAGGAAGGCATCAAGCGCGACCTCGACATTCAAACGGAAGCCGCGAAGGCTCCGTATGCCGGACCGCAGGCGGAAGAAACGCTACTCGGGGACAAGCTCGATCGCATTCAGAAGGCAAAAACATACGGGCGTGATTTGCGCAAAGCATTCAACGACGATACTTCGGTGAAAGATTACCGCAAGGCTATGGAGTTTTATACTACGGCCTTGAGCACCCCCGCCAACAAAGCTGGCGATGGTGATTTAACCGTACTCGCAATTAAGGTCCAAGATCCTACTGGCGCTGTTATGGAGAATGACATAGGGCGCTACAAAGAAATCCAGCAAGCCACTGACCGTTTTCTACAGCCGTTCCGCAACGAAATTGCGAGAACCGGCTCACTCTCCCCTGCGGCCCGCAGGGACATTAGGCAGTTTATCCTAAACCGCGTACTTGTGCAGCGCGATGCCTACGAAGATGTGCGTAGATCGTTTGCCGCTGATATTAACGACTTTAACACGCAGACGAGCGAGCTTGGCGTCAACCCCCTAGACTTGAATACCATACTCGGCACGCACCCCGCAGCATTGCACCGGGACAAAATCCTTGCGTACGACGCCAAGCAGAAGGCTGCCGATAAAGTCGCCGAGCGCAGCGGTCTTATGTCTACGCCAGACGGCATGCGGATTGCTGGCGAAGACGTCAAAGGTTTCCGCTTTTCGCCAGAGACAGAAAGCAGCATCAACGCGTACACAAAGTCTGAAGACGCCACGGCTGAAGGCTACGCCAAGATGCTCGCCGACGCGGCAGTCAAAGAAGGCTTCATTGACGAGGGGCAGCGCGGCAACTACGAAGCGCAGACCGCCATTGACAGCGCAGAAGCGTTTAAGGTTCCGCCTGCGCAGCGCGGCGGCATAGACTATAAGGCGATTGACGAGGCGGCCAGTAAGGACGCCGGTCTACTTGAAACTGTCGCCCAGCAAGCACGCAACTTGCCTGAAAGCGCCGCGCAGTTGGTTACTGGTCTTGGCGGGATGATTGCCAACCCCGTCGAAACATTTAACACAACCACGGATTTGGTGGGCGCGCTCTTGCAGGGCGACGCTGACGATCCTACGTTGAAAGCCGCCGCTACGATGTTGGAAGAACAGTACGGCGGCGCGGACAACATAAAGCGTTACATGATTAAGGATCCGCTTGCGTTCCTCGGCGATGCCAGCCTGCTTTTGGGCGGCTCAGGCTTCGTCTTAAAGGCTGGCGGTCTGACGAAGGTGGGCGAAGCTGTGTCTAAGGCCGGTCGGGTCATCGACCCGCTGTCAGCCGCAGGTGCGCTGGTCACCGACGTCCCTGCTGCGGCGTACCAGAAGGCTAAGGAAGTTGCGCCTAACGTGGTTACCGGAGTAGAACGCCTGCCGGGCGAAGTTGCCGGTTTCTTGCCCGGTGTCGGCGGAGCATCCGTAGACGCCGCTGCATCCGCAGGCTTTGCTCGTGGCCGCGCAGGTGCGCCGACAGAAGCCAGTGAAGCGTTCACGGATGCAATGCGCAACCCAGAACGGACGGCTGAAGACGTGGTCGCCTCTGCACAAGGTATCGTTGCTAAAATGCGCGAACAAGCATCGCAGAGATACACCGATGCAATGCAGAAGTTCGGACGGACACCAACTCCGCTCGGCATCGACAAAATCGAGCAGCGCATGCAGCAGCTAAAGCCGAAGTCGTACGACACGTGGTCTTCCCGCAAGGGTGAGCGCCCGTCCGACCACATCGCGTGGGAAAAGATGAATGCGTTTGTGAACGAGTATGCGCAGAAGGCTGCCGCCGATCCAAGCCTGTTGTTGCCGCTCTCGATGGACCAATTCAAGCGCGACGTGTACGACATCGGCTCTAAGATAAATGGCGCGGTTGACAGTAAGGCTGCGGGTATCGCCAAGCAGACGTACAACGCCGTGCGCCAAGAACTGGTGAGACACGACCCCGTCTATGCCGACATCATGCGCGACTATGAAAAAGGCGTGAATGAAGCACAGCAGCTAGAGAAGTCGTTCAGCCTCGGTTCCGCAGCCAGCGTTGATACATCCGCTCGGAAACTCCAAAGTATCTTCCGCAACAACGTAAACACAGGGTTCGGCGCGCGCACTGCGCAGGCCGAGCGCATGTTTGAGATGGACCCATCGGGCGTATTGGAAAAAACGCTTGCTGGCCAAACAGTGAGCGCCTTCCCCCCTCGCGGCATAAGCAAAGTCAGCCCAGCTTTGGGCAACGCGACGTTGCTTGCCGCGCCGCTTTTCTCACCGCGTGCGGTGGGTGAGATGGCGTACGGCGCAGGCCGCGTTGCGGGCACAGGCGCGCGTGCGTTTGACACCATTGCCGGTTCGAAGGTGGGCCAAGGTCTCGGTGACTTCGGCACTGGACTGGCCGAGCTTTACCAGAAGTACCCCGAATTGTTTCTGGCAGGGACGCAGGTAGGCACCATGCTCGACAAGATTGACGCGCAGGCGCTGGAAGACAAGTACGTCGGTGCTCCTGTGGTGCCAGCGGGCGACGTGGCAGCCGAGGAGCAAATTACTGTCACCGGAACTCGGAACCCAGTACAGGACGTAGCTGCCCTCGAAAATAATTACGGAACACCGCAGGCCGCTGTTGCCCCAGTTGCCGAGGTCAAAGAAGGTGCCACGATGTTCGGAGACAAGGCCGTTGAGTACGACCCTGAGACGGACACGTTCGTCGAACTGGCAACGGGCCGCCGCGTCAAAGATCTCACGGATCTCGCGATGCCGGTGCAGGGCATGTATCGCGGCGGCACCGTGCAGGCGTTCAAGAACGGCGGCCAGCCAAAGGCCGGATACGACTACGCCAACGCGGCTCGCACGTTCGGGCAGGGCCTGACCTTCGGCTTCGGCGACGAGATCGAGGCGCGCTTGCGCACACTCGCGGCCAAAGACCCAAACGCCTACCGTAACGAAGTCAATCGCATCCGCATGCTGCAGGAGCGTTACGGCGAAGCCAACCCCAAGACGGCTATGGCGCTTGAGGCCGCAGGCATGATCGGCGGATCGTTAGCCGCGCCAAGTCTCGGCGGCGCGCGGGCACTCGCCAGCGCACCACGTGCGGCGCGTTTCCTTGCCGGTGCGGCCGACGACTTGGGCCAAGGCGCGCTGTACGCCGCTGGCCAAGCGAAGACGATGCGCGATATACCTCGTACGATCCGCGGGGAGGCTCCAATCAACGCCGCGTTCTACGCCGGAGCGTCAGGCGCGGGCGGTGCCGGTAAATACGCGGCCCGCAAGGCCGCTGCCACTAAACCCGGCTACCAAAGCGCGCTGATGGTGAAGCGCCTTCTTGGGAAGTACTAGGGGTGGCCAGAAGCCCGAAACGACTTGCGGTTGAGGCTATACTCAACGCCGCGTCGGACTACGTGCCCGACGCCATTGAGACGCCGATACGCCGCGCGCTTGGCGTTGACGTGCCGCGCCCGAAGGCGAGTAAGCCAAAGGTAGAAAAGCCTCTTACCGCGAAGCAGTTTGAACGGAACTATTTGCAGCACATCGATCTCCGCAATCGCAAAGGAAAATCAGAAGAAGCCGCGCAGAAAATTAAAACCGAAGGGTTCAGACCCGGCGCGGGCGTCAACTTGATGACTGTATCGCGCGGCGGCGAACCACGAAATTGGGCGGAAAGGCGTTTTCAACCCCAAAAGGACGATGTTGTTTATCTCGTCCCTAAAAGTGCGCAGGTTAAAATGCGTGGTGAGGGCGAAAAAGTAGCCGAAGGATGGAAGCCCGCGCCACACGAGGTGCTCACCATATCGGAAACCGGACAAGACCTGTACCAAGCGTATCTAGACAAGTTTGCCGCCAAGACCGGGGCGAAGACGGCCGATGTCTCAGACCTCCCGTCTTTAGAAGAACCGATGCGCGACCAAAACTTTCAGCGGTTCTTTGGGGGCAGTACGGCCGTAGACGAACACGGTGGACCGCTGCGCCTATACCACGGCACTGGTTCTGACGTTAAAGACTTTAACGCGCCTGCGTTCCTTACCCCAGACATTTCTGGGGCTGAATGGTACGCGATGAACCGAGGCGATAATCCAAACATCATGCCAGTGTATTTAGGCGCAAAGAACATTTTTGACGCCCGCGATGAACAAGGGATGATGCGCCTGATTGACGCTGCGAAACGCGCTCAAATCCCTGTCAATGTTAGCCGAGATGATTACGGCTGGTCTTTTGAAAGTCCCCGTATCTCTGAAGTTTCCTCGTATGACGGGGACAACCCTTTAGATCTTTTGTACGCACCTGAAATGCGTGAGCAATTACAGAAAGAAGGGTTTGATGCTGTTCGTGCATGGGATCCGCTCTCAAACTCGGCCATTGAGGCTTATGTTGCCCTCCAGCCGACCCAAATCAAGTCGGCCATCGGCAACCGTGGCACGTACGACCCAGACGACCCCGACATCAACATGGCGCGCGGCGGTCTCGCCGTGAAGCCAAATAAGTTCGCTGTTAAGAGAAAAAGGAAGTAAGCATGGCTGGCAAAAAAGGCATTAAGCGGATGGCCGTTGAAGGGGCCATAGAGGCCGCCTCGGATTTCATCCCCGACATCTTGGAGAAGCCGCTACGCAGGGCTACCGGCATGTCGGATCTCGCGGCCAAGCCGACGAAGAAAGCCCCCACTAAGCCACTGGCTGCGAAGCCGGAAGCAGCCGCTCCGGCTATCATCCGCAACCGCGCAGGCACGTCTGGCGCGGTCGCGCAGGATGTTTTACGCGAAGCTAAGAAGCCCAGTAAAGGGTCGCCCTCGTACGCAGACTGGCGCGCCAAGAACCCCGGCTACGGCAAACTTTTTGACGTAAGCAAACTTTCGGAAGTTCCTGACGTACCGCAGTTCCAGATCCCGCGCACGGTTCCACCTCGCGGACCAACAGCACGCATTGTCGAGGCCCTCGCCAATCCTGAAGTCGAACGCGGCATCAACGAGACGGTAGAACGTGGCATCGCAGGCGGCGGTAAAGAGTGGTACAACACCGATCCTCTCTTACGGCGGATGCAAGGTGTTTTGCCAAGTTCTTCCGTTGACGAGGGGTACAAAAACCTCATGGATTTGATGGCGGCCACAAGCCCCCGAGCTCGCGTGCCGGATAACGTGCGCACTGGCTCGTATTACAACTACCTCCAGTCGCAAGGCATTCCTGTGCCCAACAGCCCTGCGGCGGGCTACGGTTCGATCGCGCAAAAACTACACCGCGATAACGTGTTGGGCCTACAGGAGCGGGGCGGTTTTGATATTTACAAAAACCCAAAACCCGCAAGTTTCTCAAGCAACCTGCAAGGCAACCAACAGGTCGCTACCATCGACACCCACAACTTCCGCTTGCCCGGCATCCTTTCAGGAGACCCGCGTTTCTTGGAAACATCGATAGCGGAGCTGGCAAAGACACCCGAAAGCGCGCTGGAGACTTTGCGCCGTCAATACCCCGGCCTGCCGGAAGATGTCATACAATCGTCCGTCAAAGTTAAGCCCGGAAAGATGAACAAGAAGGGCGAGATGGGTGAGGACGAGGTGTCTATGACGTACCGCCCGCAGAGCTGGGTAGCCGAGGGCTACATACCTATGGAAGACGCCCTGCAAGATCCCGGGCTCTGGGCCGCAAAGCCGCGTGACAACGAGTACGGGTATTACGAGCAGTGGCAGCAAGACCAAGCCCAAAAGATGGGCATCTCGCCGGCGCAATACCAAGCGTCGATGTGGCTCGGCGGAGGCGATACAACAGGCTTAGGCTCGGCTGCGGAACCCTTCCTTGGTACCTTTGAGGCGCGCGCTCGCTACACTGCGGACCGTCTCGGAATGGACCCCGAAGTTGTTTTAGACATGATGCTCAGGGGCGAGATACCTTTCTTGGCCGAGGGGGGCGCGGTTGACGCCGGTCAGTTGTCCGAGAAGTACGGTTCGGTTTAGCTGTAGTGAACTCAGGCACAGGCATCTGCTCTGCGTCTGAGAAGGGGCCAGTGTAAGTCATTTCACTCTCCGTTTCAACGCTTCCAATAGTATTTCTTGCACGCTCTTCTTCGACGACAGTCGCTCCATGACCATGTCGTCGACCGTGTCGCGTGCGAGGATCGGGTAGATAAACACAGGGCGATCGTACCCTGCCTGCTTCTGCCGCATGGGCCCGATGCGCTCGATGATCTGCATGTGCTCTTCTAAGTTCCAGTTGACCCCGAAGAAGGCGAGGATGTTGCCCCCGTCCGCGAGGTTAAGTCCGTGCCCCGCCGACGCAGGGTGAGCGAATAGTAGCGGCACCCGTCCGGCGTTCCACTGCCTGATCGTATCAGGGTCAGCGTCCAGCACCCTGCCTTGACGGAAGCGAGCCTGTAGACGTTCGAGATCGTGCTTGAAGTTATAGGCAACGATAACAGGCGCACCATTGGCCTCTTCAATAATGCTCTCCAGTGCGTCCAACTTCGCGGCATGTACATCCTCCCACTCTCCTACGTCATTCGTGTATATGGCCCCGTTGGCGATTTGCAGGCACTTCTGCGTGCGCACGGCGGCATTCGGTGCCTCGACACCCTCCTCGTTTATGATGGCGAACATCTCGGCCTCCATCTCGTTGTACGCGACGCGCGCCTTCGGAGGCAGGTCGACATAGATTGACGTCGTTATTGGCTCGTCGACCTGCAGGCCCTGAACCGTGAGGCAGATGTCCTTCAGCTTCTCCTCCACCTCGGCCTGCGTGTGGTCGTGCGGCACGAGACTGTAGCCGTCGTATCCCTTGCGGAACCAGCGGCTCTCGAAGGCACTGAACGTCTTGCCCAGACGCTCGCCCTGATCGAGGAACCAGATCTGCCCCCACAAGTCTTTGACGCCGTTCGGCGCTGGCGTCCCTGTGAGCCCGATGAAGCGCGTCACGTGCGTGTGCGCCACCTGACCCAGCGCCCGTGCCCTCGACCCACCCTGACGGATGCGGTAGGACTTCAGGCGCGTGAATTCGTCGGCCACGACCGTCTTGAACGGCCACGCGTCGCCGAGGGCGGTGCGCAGCCAGACGAGGTTGTCGTAATTCGTGCAGTAAATGTCGGCAGGCGTGTCGAGTGCCGCCTGACGCTGCTTCGGCGTGCCGGTGATGACACTGACGCGCAGGTGGCCCAGATGCGGCCACTTCGCCACCTCGTCAGGCCACGTCGACTTCGCTACGCGCAGCGGTGCCAGCACCAGAACAGGGAAGACGTCCTCGACCGTCGACAGATTGTCGAGCGCGGTCAACGTGGACACGGTCTTCCCGCCGCCCATCGGCATCCACAATGCGGAACGGCGCACCTTGTACAGGTGCGCCATAGCCTCTTTCTGATAGTCGTGTGGGGTGAAGGTCATTTGAGCATCTGCAGTAGCGCCAAACTCTGGCATTGCTCGTACGTGAGCTTCGGTGCGCGTTGCCAGATAGCCTCGGCGCGGGTCTCGACTTCGTCGGCTATGGCGTATGCCATTGCCTTAAGTTCTGCCTTGGTGCGTTTCTTTGCCATGTCGTGTACTCCTTCGTTGCTGATGCACCCTAGTGGCACATGCAACATCAGCTTGCAATACCCTTTCGCACTTTTTCTACAATCTCGTCGATTTCAACGCGCAATGTACACCGGCACGCCGTAGTTCCGCATGCGCTGGATCTCCTGATCCTGCACCTTGCTGACGCGGTCCTTGTCGGCCTTGATCTCGATGAAGGCGACGTGCGGCCACGTCCACCACACAAAGCAGTCAGGGCAGCCATTGCGGCCCTCCCAGCGCACCTTGCGGTACTGACCCCCACTCTTCTGCACGACGTGCTTGAGATGGTCCTGCAGGCGTCCTGCGGGCGTCACTCCACCCACTCTCCGGGGCGCAGATCCAAGTGCCGCCCTGCGGACCAGTTCTTCCGCGCACGCACGTCGGCATTTGGCACGCACCAGATCTCGCCGGTGGCGTCCAGCGCGACGACCCAGAGCAGGCTGTGCTCCAGTCCGTAGTCTATGACGGCCAGCGCCAGACCCGCGCCCTTGGACGTGTCCATCGGGATCGAGGGGTTCAGTTGCGTGAACATGCCTATTCCAACTCGCTAGGCTGAAGTGCTACCGGCTCGCCATCAAGCCAACAGTCGATGATGTAGTGTAGGTA